GAGTCATTATGAAGGGTGTCGCGATTGAAGGTGCGATCACTACGGGAGTTATTGACAGTCACACCACCAGCAAAACCAATGCGAGGCTCGTTTGGACTTGCGCGCGGGCCGGATCGTCGCTTAGGCCGGGCCACGCGCTTGGGAGCGGGGGCGGCGCGTACAAGACGGGCCGCATTGTTAACAATTGAACGAGCGACTTGGGCTTTATTCTGTTTAACATTATTTCGTTTTTGATTACGATTAGGAGTTCTATTATAAACCAGGGAGCAGAACGATGCTCGATGGAGTGCGAAATGAATCAGCGGGCGTGGTTGCTCTTTAGACCAGCTAACCTGTGGGGATTCCACTTGTCTTCGACGGTATTCCCGCACACAGTCCAGTGTGTCGGTGCTCTCCTCAATTGCCAGTCAAGAAGAGTGCACTCAGTTTAAGTGCGGGGCGTCGTGTTACAACATCAGTTGGAAGACTTAGGAATAATATTGTGGTTGGGCCATACATGTGCCACACTTACTGCCAAACACCGGCGATGTTGCCGTGTCACAAACCTTAAGCACTATGAATTTATCTCAGTTCCATGCTCAGGCCTGACACTGGCCACGCGGGGGTTCCCACCCGTATTATTATTCTATCATTCTACCTATTTTAACAATGCTTGTGTGCGAGCGAAGCAAACGTGTTATTGGGCGCGTCCACCCGGTAAGAATTTATTCCGCCCCTACCGGCGGCTAAACTATTTCACATTCTACTATAACTTAACTGTTGAAGAGGGGTCGTTAGGCCCTGAGCACTGTGGCTCCAACTGCTTACAATCTATTTAAAGCGAACCACCGATCTGCTCGATAGTGAAGATGTAGTTCAAAATGGGGTCATCATAAATAGCGGGACCACCATACCAATGCTCAAGGTGGGACGCATATTCATCTTCGTCGGCTTGTGTCAACCCGTAGAGTTCGTACAACATGGCCCAAGTGTCGTCAACGGGGTACGCAAGAGGTTGATCGGTTGACGGGCGAAACTCCCACTCATGAGTTTTACGGGCGGCCTTAACGGGATAAAGCGCCAAACACCGTTCTAAATAGCGACGAAGAAAAGGAACATGGGCGTTGTCAAGGTAGAGCCCGAATGCTTTGGTGCCAATATCCACGGGACAGGGATCAAAGGCAGAGAACGGAAATCGCGATAAGGCGCGCCCTGGCTTACAAGCAAATTTAGGCCCGTTAGTCGAAGGCCAAGGGACGCGACTGCAAAA